AGGCTACGTCGTTACGTGGCCGCATCTACATCATTGACGTCGCACACCACCAAGGGCTTTCAATTACTGACGCGGTTCCTGCTGGTGATTCAGCGGTGGGCAATTATGTGGAAGAGGGCCGCGAGCTCGCGCTGCTCTGTGGGCCGGGCACATACGCCAAAGACACCCCTATCAAGCTGGGCACCAATGGCAATTTCACACCGGCAACCGCTGACACTAACGCGGTGATCGGCTACAGCCAGGACGAGGCCACAATTGCCACCGGTAATGCCGATTTCATTCGTGTGCGCATGCGTGTTGGCACCGTAGCCGCTGGCGCATAATCAGGAGAAAAAAATGTATTTTACCGCTCAAACACTGGCAACAAATCGCCGCCTGCAGGGGCACTGGAATGAGCTGTGGGCAAACCGTAATATCTGGAACCAGCATCACGACATGATGGTGAATGCATACCGTTCGAGCATGACGCCCGAAATGCTGGCGGCAAACGCCATCGGCGGCTTTACTCGCGAATTCTGGGCGGAGCTTGATCGTCAGGTTATCCAGTTACGCGATCAGGAAATTGGTATGGAAATCATCAATGACCTGATGAGCGTGCAGACCATCCTGCCAATCGGCAAAACGGCAAAATTGTATAACGTTACCGGCGATATTGCTGATGACGTGTCAGTCAGCATCGATGGTCAGGCTCCGTACTCGTTCGACCATACAGATTACGATAGCGATGGTGACCCGATCCCTGTGTTTACTGCCGGTTATGGCGTCAATTGGCGACATGCTGCTGGCCTGAATACTGTGGGCATTGATCTGATGCTGGATTCTCAAGCCGCCAAACTGCGCAAATTCCATAAGCGCCGCGTCAACTACTACCTTAACGGCGACCCATCAATCTCGGTTGATGGTTATAAGGCGCAGGGAATGAAGAACCACCGCAACACCACCAAAATTAACCTGGGTGCCGGTGCTGGTGGTGCAAACATCGATCTCACCACCTGCACGCCTGCGGAGGCGCTGCACTTCTTTGGCCCGACAGGCGCATTTGGCATCAATGCCCGTCGTAACAAGGTCACGCGTTACAGCAAGTTGTGGCTCAGCGCAGAGATTATGGCAAACCTGTCTAAACCGTATCTTATCGACATCAACAGCGGCACCAATGCGCTGATGGGTGGCACGGTGCTGGATGCCATTGGCAAATTCATCCCAGCCGAATCTATCCAGCAATCCTACGCCCTGACCGGTAATGAATTCCTGGCCTACGAGCGCCGTCAGGACGTTATATCTCCACTGGTGGGCATGGCCGTGGGTATTGTTCCGCTGCCCCGTCTGATGCCACAGAGCAACTACAACAATCAGATCATGTCTGCGGAAGGTATCTCTGTTAAGCGTGATGGTGATGGTCTGGGTGGCGTGGTTTATGGCGCAGAGCTGGTGGCATAAGGGGGAAGCATGGCTGAGAAATATGAAGTAGTTAAAGCCTGGCACGGTGTGTCAGTGGGTGATGTGGTAGTGCTGGAAGGTGTTCACCCAGCATTGAAATCCCATGTCCGCAGAATGTCTGGTGCGATGCTGGCTGAGCTGGTCCCGGCCACCCCGGAAGCCAGTACCGATAACAAGGCGCGCAAAGCCATCATTACTGCCCGGCTTGATGAGCTTGGTATTGCGTATAAAGGTAATCTCGGAGCTGACCGGCTGGCAGAACTATTGCCGGATGGCGAGCTGGAAAAGCTTTTCCCAACCACTGAATAACAGCCGCCGCTCAGGCGGTTTTTTTATGCCCTCTGCGGAGGGCTAATTGCAGAGGTGCGCATGATTACTACGGCACAGGCAAAAGAGTATCTAACCAGCCAGGGCATCACGCTGCCTGATTTTATCCTTGAGGCGCTGGTGGAGCAGGCAAACAGTATTCAGGCGTGTCTGGATGCCAACTATCCACCAGCGACCGCACTACTTATCCAGATGTATCTGTTGGGGCTGATGGGGCTTGGTCAGGGAGATAAATACATCAGCTCGCAGTCAGCGCCGTCCGGCGCGTCACGATCATTCCGCTATCAGTCTTTCTCGGACCGATGGAAAGGCTCGCTGGCGCTTTTACGGGGTCTCGACAAAAACGGATGTGCCACGGATTTAATACCTGCCGATCCGACCCTGCAGGCATTTGCAGGTATCTGGATTGGTAAGGGCGGGTGCATGTCAGGCGGCACTCGATGAACTGGAAGCCTGCGGCGCAATCACCCAAACCGTTCCGGCGCGTCTGGGTGAAAACGGATAGCGGTGCTCAGACAACGGGCTACGTTAACGAGGCAGGCGAGTGGCGGATTAACTGCCCACGCATAGCCGCACTAAAACCCGCTGTAATCAGCTGGAGGGAATAACTATGTCCGAGATTGCCCGATGGTCATATACCGGTAAAGCAACGTTCTGGAAGCGGCTGCAGGCGCAGAATGAGTATGGCGACCCGATGGGATTTGCTGAGCCTGTAGTCATCGACTGCGGCTATCAGGGTGGGTTGAGTAGGCGGATTGGTAATCTCGGTTCGGAGCTGGTGGTTAAAAACACGATCTGGACTGAGTTTGCTGACGCCGATACAGGCGATTACATCCTGATTGGCGTCTCTGCTGAGCCAGACCCGTTGAAGGCTGGTGCTGACCAGATAATGCAGTCCGTCCGCTTTGAGGACACGTTTGATCGCCTTGTCGATGACTGGGCGATTATTACAGGAGGCTAATGTGGGTGTTAAAGTCAGGGGGATTAAGGAAGTCAGGCGCAACGTTAATCGCATTATCGATAACATTCAGGATCGGCGCATAGTTCGGGCGCTGACCGGCGCGATGATTGTCGGGGCGGCGCAGGCGTCCATCTATACGCCAATCGATACCTCATACCTGCTGAACAGTCAGTTTCGCGAAATCGTGGTCAATGGCACCCGCATCACCGGTCGCGTGGGCTACACCGCCAGCTATGCGGCCTATGTTCACGATCCGGCAATCCGGCAGCAGTTCCGCCGCTCTACGGCAGAGAAAGAATTCCTGACCAAAGGGTTTGAGGAAAGCCGCGACGTTATTGATCGCGTTGTGCAAAAGGAGATGTCGCTATGAATCCTCCAATGCACACCCGCGTGCGTAACCATTTTGTTGATGCGGGACTGACCACAGGTTTTACCACTCAGCTGCTGATGTGGAATGACACCGGCAATCAGGGCGAGGCGTTCATGGTTTTCCGTCCGGCTGGTGGCACGCCAATCGATGCTGTGATCAGCGCTGAATATTATGTGATGGTCGATGTGGTTGGCGCTATAGCCGGGAACGGTCGGGCAGACGCTGCCGTGCAGGACATTATTGAGCACGTCAAATCGAATCCGATAGGCAATCCCTGTTTGGGGCAGATAACCAATATGGGCGGTATACCCGTACCAATCTCGACCACAGAAGGGCGTCTGGTTTACCGCCTGATGTTTTCCTGCCTCTACGGCGAATAAAATCTTTTTGAAATCACAGGTCGCTCAGGCGGCCTTTTTTTATGAAATGAGGAATTATATGAAGGGTTGCAAGAGCACTTTTGACCGCCTGATTGGCCGCGCCAAAACGCTGGAACTGGCCTATGGTTGCCCGGATGCTCGACCGGGCGAGGCAGAGTGGAGATTACTCGGACTACCGACATCGGCAACATGGGATATGAGCCCCGAATCACTGACGTCAGACGCAGATGATGGCGGGTTTACCTCAACCATGATTGCCAGCCTGGACCCAACCTACTCGATTGAGGGCGAGGTTCGCGTTAATGATCGTTCTGATGAGTTTGGCATTCAGCAATTCACCAAATATTTCGTTGATGAAGTTAAGGCGCGCCGCAATCCAACGGTCTGGATGCGTTTCCATTGGGGGAACTACTATCACATCGGTTACATGGTGGCATCTGGCCTGAGTGACGGCGGTGGGGTTAAAGAGATCGTGACCTATAGCCTTGAGCTGAAACTGAACGAGGGCACCACTTTCGCAATTGAGCCTGATGGCGAAGACGAGGCCGTAACCGGCGTGACAGTCACACCCACCAGCGCCAGCATTGCCGCAGGGGCATCCACCAGCTTCACCGTAAACATTGCGCCAGCTGATGCGTCAGATACAACGTTTACCGTCGCCTCATCTGTACCAGCGCGCGCTACTGCAACCATTAAGGGCTCCACGGTGACGGTCAGCGCCCCATCTGGAGCGACGGCAGGCACCGCAAACATCACCGTAACCACTACTGATGGATCATTCACAGCCGTTTTCGCTGTAACCGTGACCGTGTAGTGATCATTCCCTGGGTCTCCTGTGAGGCCCACACAATGATTACTGAGGAGAAAAGCCATGGTCCCAATGAAAGAGATCGGCGAGTGCCTTATTAGCACGCCTGACGCCGATTATCTGTTTCGCCCCTCGCTCATCAACATGATGCACATTGGTGAGCCACAGGAAATCGTTCAGGTATTCGCTGACCTGCACAGCGACGAAATCACCCCAATGACTGAGCGTGCGCTGGCTGCATATGGACGCATCCCATTGTGGCTGATTGATCACATCCGCACCAGTACCTACGGTAAACGCGCGCTGGTGGCTGCAATAACCGTGCTGGAGGCATGCAGCAGTGATGATTTGACTCCGTTGGTTGGTGAGCTCAGACCGGCAAAGGCAAAAGGGAGACCGTTCAAGCGCCGCATGGGGTTGATGGATGATTTAGATATGGTCCTGATCGCTCAATCTCTTATCACGCACGGCATTATTGGAAAAGCCAAAGTGCGCCAGCTCCAGCGCAATGAGAGCGGCGCGGCTACAACTGAATTTAACGCGTTTGAGTATATCAGTGCTGCCCGTACCCATTTTGGCATCAGCCGGGAAGAGGCTCAGCAGCTAACGATGACAGAATTTCAGCTGATGCTGGCTGCTAAATACCCCGCTCAGAAGGGGTACACAAGAGAAGAGTACGACCAGGCCGCAGATGATTATTTTGCTCGTCGCGAGAAGCGCCGTGCTAAAGCTGCCTGATCGTAAACATCCAAATCACACACCTCGCTCAGGCGGGGTTTTTTTATGCCTGGAGAATAGTGCATGGCAGGTTCAGTAAACGCTGGCAGCATCGTCTACGAGGTGGACATGGACACCGCCCGCCTGCTGGTGGCCCGCCGTGAGGTTGATGCCGCCCTCAGTGGTATGAGTGGGACTGTCGGGCGTCTTGATACTTCTGTGACCCGTGCAGAGCGCTCAGTGGCAACGTTGCAGCGCACTATGTCACGCCTGAGCGCCGTAGCCAGTAGTGTAATGGCGGCTATTTCGGTGCAGCAGATTGCGCAGTACGGCAATGAGTGGGTGACGGTTAATAACAAACTGGTTAACTCCGTCCGTGCCAGTGAATCCCTGGCCGTTGTTACTCAGCGCGTATTCGATATTTCGCAGGATACACGTTCCGAACTGGAGGCTACATCAACACTCTATGGTCGGCTTGAACGCTCAACACGCAGCGCGGGGACGAGTACCAAAGACCTGATCACGCTCACCTCGA